GTTCGCCGCGTTCTCCGGGTTGCCCACCTGGTTATTCAGCGCGGCGAAATAAGCCTTTCGTATTGCCTGTCCTGCGTCGTTCATATTATCCTTTTGATCACGTCTGCCAGCCGTTGCTTTAGTTTCTTTTCCGCTGGTTCTACCTGCTTAAAGAAATAAGGCTGCGGCTTGATACCGAATTTTTTGATGTGCCGCCATATCAGGAACGCTGTTTGCCTGATGTTGTCGAGTGATGATTTAGACTTACTCAGCTTCCTAGTTTTCGTGCTGTAAGTACCGGCGATACCTTTTCGCTTAACCCAGTTGGTGATAGCCTCCAAAGGATTGCCCGACCCTTGTACCGGCCCTTTGAGTGAACTCGCCACATCTTCCAGTCCTGCGGATACAACTGTTTTAGTCTTTGTACCAAACTCCAGGTACCCCGCGTAGGTGGTCTGAGCAACTACAGAGAATGACAGAGGCCCGGCTTCTTTACTACTGATCGCGCTTTTCAATCTCCCTTCATCAGCGGGAGCCTCCCTCTTTGCGCTATCCCTTATCTCCGCCGCCGTTACCTTTAACTCTCCCTTCATCTCCTTCCTCACGGTCGCGGGCAGCTGGTAGAAGATTTTCTGTAGTTTATCCAGTCCCTGAACTTTGAGCGTGAACATCAGCGTACCTCCGTTAGTTGTAGTTGATACATCCTCCTTTGCTCCTTGAGTAACCGCCAGCTTTCGATAGCGAATTCCCGCGACTCATACATAACCCTTGTATCTTTGCTGACGTTTACCTCAAACTCACTCCGCCACGGAATCCAGCAGTTGAATGTTTTTATCGATTCATCCCTGCCTGTCTCGAAATCACGAAACCCGCGTTCAAATTCTATGTAACCCCTGCAGGTAAACCATTCGGGGTACGCCTCGAACTGACCGCCTGTGGTGTCGCTGTCCTTGTCAGGCTTGGCGAACTGTAGCAACATTCTCATTTGTCCTATAGAAGGTGTCATCAGGCTACAATTGATTTGCGTGAATACCTTGATGCCAGTTCTATGGCTCCCTGACTTAGCCCTATGTTCTCGCCAGCCAACTTGTTCGTCTGATCGCCACGGTTATTATACCGGAAAGCGATTTCTTCGAGCAAAGCGCGCTGCAAGCCTTTAGGAATAGTTGTTGGATCGTAACCAGCTATGTAGTCTACTTCCAGGTAATCACTACACGGGTATTCAAACCACTTAAACTTGTTGCCGCGTAACTGGTAGGTCTGCCCGCTGGTTAAATCCTCACCGTCCTTATTCTTTACACTTGTTACCACGGTCACCGGCCCAAAGGGAAGTTCTACCCCGCCACACTCATTCCTGAGAATAGCCTTGTAGACCTTCTCCGCCATCGAGATACCTAGGTATTGCTCTAAGGCTTCCCGGCACTGTGTAATCAGTTCTTCGAGGTAAGTATCATCATCATCAAACTGAGCGCTCCCCGAAGTGTCAAAGAGAAGGTTCAGGTGACGTTTCACCTGATCGAGTGTGAGTGGTTCCGCAGCAAAATCCGCTACGTCCGTTGTCACCTGAACCTCTATGATATCATTGTACTTCATTATGAAGAAGAACTGTTGCCGAAGTCCATCAACAGTATGCTGGCTCCCAACATCGGATTGATTTCTTCAAAGCACTCGATACGTGCAGTGATTTTGTTTTCGGTAACGTTGTTGCCGTCCTGCTCAAAGAACTCGATTGCCAGACCTTCCACTTCCACGCGCTCGATATAGTCGTTATCGAACACCAGTGATTTGTCGTTGGTCGGAATCCAGGTCACGGGCACCACCGGCACACCGCTTATACGGATAGAGCCATCGGGCTGGCTGAGCGCACCACCGGCACCCTGATAGTAGCCGTTACTGTACAGCAGTTTATTCAGGCGGGTCATCGCGATCCACGACATCAGCGAATAAGAGGCCATGAAATCATTCTGCATCTGCTGGCCGATCTGGTCCATCAACTGCTTCACATCGTCCGTTTCTGTGGACAGCGAATAAGTGGTTGCGGCTGTTGCGACCATATCATAGAAGTGGCGGTTCTCAGCCTTGAAGAAATCCCTTTGCAGCAAGCGGGGTAAAGTACCCTGCAGGAAAGGAAGGTTTCTACGAAGCTGTTTAGAGAATCTTGCAAAACCGGCGATATACTTAGACACGGTTTTCACCTCGGTGAAATCGTAGTCGATCTGGCTTTTAGCTGATCCCTCAGTCTGCAAACCAATACCACCTTCACCACCGGTTTCTTTGTACTGCACATATAAACCGGTCTCACTGCGTACTGTAGGAATAAGATCACGGAAGTTCACTTTCTGAGCAGGCAGGATAACCTGACGGCCGGAATAAGTGGCTACCGGATCACCGGTAAGGTTAGCGGACTGTGTCATGTCGCCAGCTGCTTTCTGCTCGTAGCTCGCCATCTTACGGTCGAACTCGCTTTCGCCGCGCTTCATACCATGATTGGTAACGGTGCTGAAAATGCTGGGCTGCGTCATGTCCACAAAACCTGGGATCTCCATGCGGAAACGTTCGCCTTTGCGCAAACGATCCAGGCCCTTGAGGTTTTCGGGCTTGGTAAGTTCTTCAACAAACGCCTGGTGGAAAGAACGAACCTCTGCCTTCTGCAAACCTTTCTGAGAATCCTTCATTTTGGTAAGCAACTCGTCAAGTGCCTTCTGATTCTTTTGGTCGGTTTCGTCCTTTTCTGTTTTCCAATCGGCAAATTTCTTCAGCGATTCATTGATAGTAGTTACATGCTCTTTGATCGCTTCGTTGATTGCTGACTTGTTTTTTGCCGCAAGTGCTTCTTCAACGCTTTTTATGGCTGCCTGCAACTCCGTTTTTTCTTCAGGAGTAAAGCCGCCCGTTTTTGTTTCCGGCTCCATGAATGGCCTGATAAATTGTTTCATCTTGTTTAGATTTGAATTAATTGAGTTAATTCAGACCATTTTCTCGACCTCACTACTTCTTTCCGAGTGGCCTTAACCGCCGGCTCTTCCTGAGTGGCCTTGTTATCCGGCTCAGGTTTCGATAAGTCAATAAATGCCTGTTGTAATTGTTTAAGTTCTATTTCGAGTAAATCAAAAGTCTCATCAGTAAATGTGCCGTCGCGGAGAGCTTTCATAAGCACCTCAATCCTCTTTGCCATCCTCTCCGCTTTGAATGCGGACTTCAATCCTGTAATCGGGGTATTCATGTTAGCACCCCATGCAGTCAGAGACGACCCCTCCCATAATTTCAATTCAGTCAGTTCACGCATCACCTCACCCTCTTTCCATTCTGTCCATGGTTTGAGCTGGTTAAACTTCATTATGCGGTAACCAATACTGTGTTCTGTTACCAAGCCGCTTTCAACCATCTTTATGAAGTCTGTACCAAGCGAATGGGAACCCAACTGGCTTTCGTAATACAACCCGTAGTGATCTTCCTTTAATTCAAGCAGCACCCCTAACGGTTGCGAAGGATCGTGATTGAGCAGGTGTTTTATTCTAGGTTTGCGGGAACCGGGACCATATTCGCTGATAGTCTTGGCAAACGCTCCTCTCCTGATCACGTCGCCATCGCTATCCGTGCTGTCGAAGTGCGCAAAGTAACCCGTTACAATCCCTTTCTTCCCGTCGATATCTTTAAAGGAAATAGGTTTGTCCTCCATGATATCGAAGTCCTTGTATGAATAAACATCTTTCATTCTATGTGGTTAAATCGTTTAGTATTCCCTGTAACTGCCTTCTCAATCTTCCTCTTATCCTCACCGATGGCGTACCTTCTTTCGGTATCAGTCTCCCCTCGCCGTCCCTTACTGCCACATCGGCCGCGAAACATCGGCAATTGATAGTGTTGGCTCCGCTCGCGTTGGGGTCGCCCGGAAACTCCATCTGCTCACCGCCTACCTCGAAATACCCATCGCTCGATACCGTCTGACCATCTGCTGCTAAGTGCGTATGCCGTGTCCTGTTATCATGAACCGCCACCCATTGTTTTTGAGTGACGTATTCAAACTTGTCGCGGGCAAGCTCACCGCCGTAATTGATAGCCCTGTTGCTTTCGGTTCTCAGTATCCTTCTCACCCTGCCGTCGATATAGTCCGCTCTTTCGATCTCCTGTACCATTCGTTCTATGCTCCATCCTTCCTCTATTCCGAGGTTGAGAATAAGCTGGATATAGTCTCTTGTGGTCTCGCTGATCGGTAGCACCAACTTGTCGAACAGGTGCCGGCCGAAATAGTCCAGTATCTGCGCTGTCCACTCACTGTTATATCCGAGGTTTATTTTTTTCTTCTCCACCTTCGGTAGCGATCTGAGTGCTTTTAAAGAGCTATTGGCTTTCTCCAGGCCCAGTTCTACGTATAGCTTACCAATCGGTTCGCCTATGTTTGCTATCACTACAAGGCCGGATAACTGCGACTGTAAAGCCTGTGTCCCTTGCTCTTTTAGCGTTGTGCTGTAGGTTTTCACCTGATCGGCTAAAGCCTGCTTCACTGGTTTAAAGAACTTCTTCTCATACTTGCGGCGCATCCGCTCATTTGCTATTATCAGTTGCCGCTTGGTCATTGTGTAAAACAAAAAGGGCCAACAGTCCATTATCTGAACTATTGGCCCACTGTTAACCGGGACACTATTTTAATTCGGTCTACAAATCAGGCGCACTAAAGGCGCACTATACAATTTTCTTTTCAAGCGATCTGCTGATCATACGGGCAAAATCTTCACCCGCTGGCCTGCCCGGAATGTTTCCATTAACGGGCGTATTCGCTTCTATTCTGTTTAAGGTTCCGCACTTGCAGGTAATCTCTACGAATCCAATCTGGATGCTTATCTTTTCGGCTAACTTCTTACCGCAACTGCAACATCTTATCCCCTTACTCATAATATCTTGACTTTATCACTGTACCTTTTAACAACCATATCCCTGTCCTCGCCAGCGGTTAACTCCCTTAACATTCTCGCCCTTAGTCCCTGCTTGTACAAAACTTCTAAGGGGCAGTCTGACCGGCCTTTCACAGGATGGCGGTTGAATTTCGTGTAAATAGGGATAGTTTGTTTTACCAAATCTTCTATAGTAATATCCGCTATCATTTTGCCACCCTTAAGTAATCCTTTAGTCCCGCCTCAATCAGCTTCTCATTTTCCTCATTCATCTCATCCTGCCCCCCGATCAAATCCTGTAGTAATACTTTGTTACTGTCTACAAGAATAATTCCCTTGGGCAGGTTCTCCGGTATCTCAAGACCCATTAGGTCCAACTGATCTTCTATAGGTATTGGAAGGGCGCTTATCCACTCCCATTTTTCTTTTTGGTTTTCCTGTAATTCGCTGTAAACATCGAGGTCAAAATCGGCTACAACATTCACTCCCTTGAATCCCCAGTGCTGCTGTAACTGCCGGTTAAAATGATCCCTCTTGCTTATTAAGTGCGGCAGGGCTGCTCTTGTAGTCAACGCCTTCTCCGCTTCCTTTAAACTATTGTATGTTTTGTTGTCAGGATCATTACCTAACTGTGAAGGGATACCCCACAGGTTGAATATCCTTCTTAAGTCTACTGCTTCGATGCCGGACAGGTCCATCTCTTTTAGTTGTGATTTGCTTTCAAATTATGCTGTAGATTAGCTCTTGTACAACGGTAACACATAGCGCAGTTCACTTTTTTTGGTTGTGATTTGCTTTCAAATTATGCTGTAGATTAGCTCTTGTACAACCTTATTTGGGTGGTCACATCAATCCCGAAGTTGTGATTTGCTTTCAAATTATGCTGTAGATTAGCTCTTGTACAACAGAATATCAGGGAGGAATGCAAGAGGTATGTTGTGATTTGCTTTCAAATTATGCTGTAGATTAGCTCTTGTACAACAGCAAGTTCAGCAACACTCGTCACCTTCCGGTTGTGATTTGCTTTCAAATTATGCT